GGCGGTTCACCAAGAATTAATACAGTGGTGGACTAGACAGGAGGCAAAGCCTAACCAACTGGCTCTGCTACCTCGGGGTCACCTAAAGAGCAAACTGGTTGCTTATCGAGCTGCTTGGTGGATTACCAAGTATCCAGATACAACCATCTGCTATCTCTCTGCTACTGCTGACTTGGCAGAGAAACAATTGTTCCAGATTAAACAGATTCTTGAAAGCCCTATCTATCGTCGTTACTGGCCTGAAATGGTTAATGATGAAGAAGGCAAACGAGAGAAATGGGCTGTAGCTGAAATTGCTATTGACCACCCACTACGGAAAACAGAGGGTGTTCGTGATCCTACAGTTAAGGCTGTGGGTGTTACGTCTAACTTTACAGGTTTCCACGCCGATGTAGTTGTTCTGGACGACATGGTTGTACCAAAGAATGCCTACACAGAAGAAGGCCGTGATAAGGTAGCTGCTGCTTATTCCCAGTTGGCCTCTATTGAGAATCCGGGTGCTGTAGAATGGGTTGTTGGTACTAGATACCATCCTCGTGATATTTACGACATCATGATTAACATGAAGGCAGAACTGTACGATGAGGGTTCTGGCGAACTGTTGGAAGAGGATGATATATATGAGGTCTTTGAGAGAGTTGTGGAGACCCACGGAGAGTTCCTCTGGCCTCGTATGGCTCGTAATGATGGTAAGAAGTTTGGCTTCGATCAGAACGTATTGGCCCAGATCAAAGGAAAGTATGTAGATACCACACAGTTCTACGCACAGTACTACAACAACCCAAACGCGGCTGAGAACGCTAAGATTTCTACCGATAAGTTCCAGTACTTCGAGCGGAGTCTGCTGGTAAACAAAGAAGGAGATTGGTATCTCAAGGATAGGAAACTGTCTGTGTATGCCGCAATTGACTTCGCCTTCTCTCTGTCCAAGAAAGCAGATAGCACCTCTCTGGTGGTTGTTGGTGTAGACCATCAGGGTAACTTCTACGTTCTGGATATTGATAGGTTCAAGACCAACAAGATTGTGGATTACTTCAACCATATTGTTACTGCCCAGCAGAAGTGGGGGTTCCGTAAGATTAGGGCTGAGGTTAACGTGGCACAGAAGGCTATTGTGGAAGAACTAAAGTCCTCTTACATCAAGCCCAATGGCATCCCATTATCCATTGACGAGTTCCGTCCTAACAGGCACGAAGGAGACAAGGAAGAACGTATCTCCGCAGCCTTGGAGCCTAAGTATGACAACCTCCAGATGTGGCACTACAAGGGAGGTAACTGTCAGTTGCTTGAGGAAGAGTTGGTGATGAACCACCCTCCCCACGACGACATTAAGGACTCACTGGCTAACGCTGTTAGCATAGCAGTTATCCCACGACAACGGTTTGGGGATAATGGACAACACAGTAACATAATCTCACACCCCCGCTTTGGAGGAATCGCATGAAGATTCTGACTTGTAGATGTGGGATCTCTTTTGAAACCACACATGGTAATAAAAAGTATTGTTCTAGCAAATGCCAGATATTCTACAATTCAAGGAATGTTTGGGCAGCTAGTAAGAGTAACTTTGGTTTTAGAGCAACTTACTTACTAAGTGCTGCTAAGAATAGAGCTAAGACCAAGAATATTCCTTTCGACTTAGATAGAGAATTTCTGCTCCATTTATGGGAGGAGCAAGAGGGATTATGCTGTATCTCTGGCTACCCACTAAATCTGGAAACACCTATAAATGTGGGTCAACCTAGGTTTGATGCTCCCTCACTGGATCGAATAGTACCAGCTCTTGGGTATGTCAAAGGAAATGTTAGGTTAGTTTGTTACCAAATAAACTGTGCAATACACGATTACGGAGCAGAGCATTTCCTTAAATTGTGTCGGGCCGTTATAACCCACAGTGATGTGGGGATTTTCTAAATTAGGAGAATAATGTGGCGGGAAAAGTCGCGCAAATCGCAAATATAGCAACACCAGATGGCATTGCTCGTCAATTGTCCTCCCTGTTTAACAACTGGTGGATGCAACGCAGTACGAAAGAGGCCGAGTGGAAAGAACTGAGGGCATATCTCTTCGCTACTGACACTAGCAAGACGACCAATAGTTCTCTCCCTTGGAAGAACCGTACCACTATCCCTAAGCTGACACAGATTCGAGACAACCTCCATGCTAACTACATGGATGCTCTGTTTCCTAATGATGACTGGCTTAAGTGGGAAGGGTTTAGTCAGGATGCAGTAGTAGCCAAAAAGCGGCAGGCGATTGAAGCCTACATGAAGAATAAGCTGAGGGAGTCTAACTTCCGGGAGTTTATTAGCAAAAGCTTATACGACTATATTGATTATGGCAATGTGTTTGGTGAGGCTGTGTGGGTAACAGAGTATACCAAGGATGCTGCTACAGGTGATCCGGTAGTCTTGTACGTGGGCCCTAAGGCCCTTCGTATCTCTCCACATGACCACATCTTCAATCCATTGGCTGCTTCTTACAGTGACTCCCCAAAGTTCACTCGATATATGAAGTCAATTGGTGAGTTGAAGAAGGAGATTGTTACTCGCCCTGATCTGGCTTTTGAACCAGCAGCCTTTACTAAGATCACAGAGCTTCGTAAGCAAATGACTGACTTCCGTATGGAAGACATAGCCAAAGCTGAGGGCTACATGATTGATGGTTTCGGCTCTATGAAAGAGTATTACCAGTCTGGTTTGGTAGAGATTATCGAGTTTGAAGGTGATCTGTACGACTCTGATACAGGCGAGTTGCGTGAGAATCGTATTATCACCATAGCAGATCGTAAGTATGTCCTCCGAGACATCGAAAATCCTAGCTGGTTTGGTCAGGATAGCAAGTGTAACGTAGTTTGGCGGGAACGCCCAGACAATCTGTATGGTATGGGCCCACTGGACAATCTGGTTGGTATGCAATACCGCCTTGACCATCTGGAAAACAACAAAGCAGATGCTCTGGATCAGACAATTCTTCCTCCGAAAGTTATCAAGGGTGATGTAGAGCCCTTCGAGTGGGGGCCGGGTGTTAATATCCATGTCCCAGAAGATGGTGATGTTACCATTCTTCCCCCAAATCAAGCTGCTTTCATGGTAAACAACGAGATTGGTTACCTGTTGCAACTGATGGAGGAAATGGCAGGTGCTCCTAAAGAGGCTATGGGTATCCGTAGTCCCGGTGAGAAGACTGCTTTTGAGGTACAGCAACTCCAGAACGCCGCTGGTAGGATTTTCCAGAACAAAGTCAACAAGTTTGAAGTTGAGTTCATGGAACCCCTTATCAACAAGATGCTGGAACTTGCTAAACGACACATGGATGTAGTGGATGTAGTCCGGGTTATGGATGATGATCTTGGGGTTACTGATTTCATTAGCATTACCAAGGAAGACATTACCTCTAAAGGCAAACTTCGCCCAATGGGTGCTCGTCACTATGCTGCTCGTGCTCAACTGATGCAGAACTTGTCTGGTATCTTCCAAGGCCCGTTGGGACAGATCATCGCTCCTCACGTATCCGCTAAGAAACTGGCTAAGTTGGTGGATGAGTACATGGGATTCCAACAGTTCTCCTTCATCAAGGATCATGCTGCTATCTTCGAGGGTAAAGAGACTCAAGCACTGATGAATCAAGCTTCTTCCTCTCTGGAAGGAGAGGCTGCACAGCCAATTGAAGAAAATATGGTAGGAAATGCATAAAGTGCTTGACAAAACTGTAAAAGTGTGGTAGAATATTACTATGTTAAACAATTTAAAAGGCAAAGGCTCTGAAAAGTTATCTAAGGAGGAGGTTTATGACTTCCTCCACGGGTACTTAGAAGAACAGCTTAGTCTAGTTCAGCGTCAAGCTATGAGTGAAGAGTCTTTTACTAAGCCTGCATGGGCTGAGTATCAGGCCTTCCTTCTAGGGCAACAAAAAGCATTTAGTAAATTAATCGAATTAATCCCTTTGACCAAAGGTAAATAAATGAACACTGAATCAACAATCTTTTCGGAGACCACCGAAAGTACAGCACCTGCAACATCCCCCTCCGTCTCTCTTCCACAAGAAGTGCAAGATTTGGTAGGGCAAGGTAAGAAGTATGCAACAGCAGAAGATGCTCTTCGTTCTGTTCCCCACGCGCAAACGCATATCAAGACTCTCGAAGGAGAGTTGCAAGCTGCTCGTGATGAATTGGCAAAGCGTCGTACTGCCGAAGAACTTCTGGATGAAATCAAATCTGGTATGAAGGCTCCTGAGACACCCTCTGGTAATCCGATTACATCAGATACAGTAGCACAATTGGTTGACCAGCAGTTGGCACGGCAAGCCGCCCAACAAACCGCTGCTCAGAATGCTAGACAGGTTGTAGACGCTATCAAGTCTTCTTATGGAGACAAGGCAGAGGAATTTTATGTTTCTCTTGCTAATGATTCTGGTCTATCTGTTGATGCACTTAATCGACTGGCTGCAACATCGCCTGCTGCGGTTCTGCGTTTGGCAGGACTCACTACTAAGACTCAAACCCCTCCTGTAGGTCGTCTCAATTCCTCAGTTAATACCGATCACATGCGAGATACGACACAAGACGTCAGTAATCTGTCCGCAAGGGTGGGTTCTGGGGCTACTACTAAGAAGATGGTTGATGCTTGGAAGATCGCAGGTTTGAAAATCGGTAAACAATCTTAAAAAGGATAAAACATGTCTCAACTTACTACAAATACTACTGCTTTTATCGAAGCCCAGCAGTACTCGCAGTTTATTCTGGATAATCTGCCAGATTATCAACTGCCGGAAGGCTTCTACCGTGATGTATCGGACTTTGGTACTGGTACTACGCTTAACATCAAGACTGTTGGTACAGTAACCATTCAGGATGCAGCCGAGGATACTCCTCTGGTGTGCAATCCGATTGATACTGGTACGCTGACTATGTCCATCACCGATTATGTTGGTGATGCTTGGCGTGTGTCGGATGACCTCCGCGAAGATGGTTCGCAAATTGACCAACTGATGGCTATGCGCGCTGTGGAATCCACTCGTGCTCTGGCTGTTAACCATGAGTCTCGCTTCCTTGCTGTGGCTAATGCTGGCCAGACAGGTTCCAACCTGAATCTGGTAAATGCTCGTCCGCACCGTTGGGTTGCTGGTGGTTCTGGTGTTACTACTCGTATCATGTCTCTGTCTGACTTCATTTCGATGAAGCTGGCCTTTGATAAGGCTAACGTTCCTGCTGAGGGTCGCATTGCTGTTGTGGATGCAATTGTTGAGGCTTCTATCAACAACCTGACCAATCTGGTGAACGTGTCTAACAACCCAATGTTTGAAGGTATCATCACCGAAGGTTTCGCCAAAGCCCACCGCTTTGTCAAGAATATCTTTGGCTTTGACGTATACACTTCTAACCATCTGCCGTTGCTGACTGCTACCGAGGCTATCAATGCCTCTTCGTATGGTCTGGCTAACACGACTGCTCAAATTGGTGACGTTGCAAACATCTTCATGTGTATCGCTGATGATTCGACCAAGCCCGTTATGCATGCATGGCGTCGTATGCCGAAGACAGAGGGCTGGCGTGATCCGGATAACCGTGGTGATAAGTTCCAAGTTACGTCCCGCTTTGGCTTTGGTGTTCAGCGTGTAGAGACTCTTGGTATCATCCTAACCTCTGCATCTACATACTAATCTAAACTAAGGAGACTGACATGGGTTTTGAACTCGACTCTAAGCGTGGTGTTTTCAATCACTACGGTGTACGCACAACTGACCAGAAGTTTGGTGGTAACGTGGACGATGAAGTAATTAAGTTTGCTGTTTGGACATTCGACTACGACGATCTGCCTACATATGGCACGTCTAATCTACAAATGGTTATTCCAGCTAATGCTCGTATTCTGAGTGCTAAACTGGAAATCATCACCGGCTTTACCTCTACTTCGACTACTACTGACCTCTTGGTTGGTTTGTACACAAGTGCTGGTGTTGCTATTGACGCAGATGGTTTGATTACTGCTGCTCAAGCTACACAAACTACCATTGCTACTGCTGGTAATGTTATTGACGGTGCTTCCGGTACTCCGGGTGCTCTGATTAACGTGACTATCGGTGCTACTGCTGGTGAATTGGTTGTTGCTGGTTCGGCTGCTGACTTGACCGCTGGTCGTGCTCGTCTGATTGTGGAATACATCAAAGCTGGTATCTAAACCGGTATTGTTCTAACTAAAGGGCTGCTGGGAAATACTCAGTGGCCCTTTTTACTTTGAAAGGAATTAAATCATGGCTTTGCCAAATCATAATGCAGTAGATTTCGAACGTATGGAGGTACGCTGCGATCAAGTTACAGCAGCTACCTCTATCACGGTCGCAGGTAACACAGTCACAGGCACAGAGTTTGCTGCGGTTGATGGTGTAACTGCTGGTACTGTGACTGCCTCTAAAGCTGTTATCGTAGATGCATCTAAGAATATCGGTCGATTTGAAACAATCACTACAGATGCTGTTGATCTGTCTTCTGGTACCCCAGTAAGTCACCCTATTAATATGGAGGGGCTCACACTTGCAGCAGATACAAACGCTATTCGTGGTGCTAGTGTAAACCCGACACGTACTTCTGGTTGGACAAGTTTCAGTGGTACAGTTGGGGCTACTCCTGCTCAGGTATACACGGATTACCGTGAACTGCATACTACGGGTGTAGCAGAAGTCTTAGGCGCAGGTTCCTTCCCTTACATGGATGCTACTGCCTCTTGTGCTAGCATGTTTGCTGGTCAAGATATTGCCTATGTCTCCGCTGGTGCTACAGTATTGTCGGCTGCTGCTGCTCCGGGTGTAGGTATCTTCGCCCGTACCATGAAGACTACTTTGGATGGTGAGACCTTCACGGCTGGTGGGGTTGCTGCTGCCTTCTTCGCTAGTGTTCAAGCAAACGTAACTGATGTTCAAGCAGAAGATACCTCTGTTGGTAATTTTGAGATTGCTAGTGGTGGTATTCAGAACGTATTCAAACTCCAGTGTACTGCTGCTAAGGGGGCTACATACTTGTTCAACTTCACTGATGACAATGGTGAACCTGTCAGTCTGACAAACGGCTCTGACTTGAATGATATTTCCGCCACAGCTAATGCTGGTTGGATTAAGGTTCTGGTTGGTTCTACCGTTCGCTATATCCCCTTGTACGCAGTGAAGGCATAACAGAGTGATTATTTCCAAAGACTACCTACAAGAGTTGAAGCAAAAGATAGTTGAGCAGAAAGGACAGGCTGTTCAAGAAGTGAATAAGGCCAATATAGTTATTCACAAGATTGATGGTGCTATTGATCTGCTTGCTATCCTGCTAGACTATGCTGAAAAACAAGAGTCTGGGAATAGCCAATAAATTGACCCCTTTAATTAGGGGTCTTTCACATTTCGTGAGATAGGAGGGTAAAACCATTACAATTGAACACTCGATAATTCCTGATGCACAACTGCACCAACCCAAGGGTGCTTCCACTGCGACCCTGAACACAACCATCAAATCTGATGGTGCTGGAGCAACAAGTTGGAGCAAGATTGCTCCTCCTAATCTGGATGGTATTACTGCTAATGGTAGTATTGGTATGCACCTTGACTCCATGGGAGATGGTACATGGGATTTGGACTATCTACCACATGGTTCAGTCTATTTTAACAACTATGCTACTCCCTATGTACAGACTTATGCTGCTGCCTATGCAAAGATTGGGGCAACCACTACAGTTTCTGGTTCTCCAGTTGACTTTACTGAGGCGACCACCAATCGTCTTACTTACACAGGCCCTACTCGTCCCCATTTCAAAGTTAGTTGGGCGGCTTCTGTAGATCAAGCAGTTGGGGCTAATCGAGACATCAGTATTGCTGTCTACAAGAATGGATCAGTATTAGCTAACTCGGAAGGTCACATGACCACTGTATCTGGAAATAAACGAATGGTTAGTGGATTTGCCGACGTAGACCTTACTCTAAATGACTACTTGGAACTCTGGATTTTCAACCGTGGTGGTAGTGGTGATATGAATGTCTACAGTATGTCTCTTCTATGTGAGGAGTTGTAATGGCTAAGAAAACCCTACTGAGGATCGTTCAGGATATTCTCTCTGATATAGATGGTGATGAAGTTAACTCTATCAATGATTCGGTAGAGGCACTTCAAGTAGCTTCTATCGTAGAGAATACCTACTACAGCATCATAGATGGTAAGGACTGGCCTTGGCTTAAGGAGTTGTTCCTTCTGACTGGTTTGGGGGATACAGGTAAGCCCTCCCATCTACAGATACCAGAAGGCATTATCAATGTCGAGTTTGTCAAGTACAACGTACGTACTTCCACTGACACCAATGATAAGTTCACTACTCTCAAGTACAAGACTCCCTTGGAGTTTGTCAACATAGTAAACGGACGTAACTCTACTGCTACTAACGTAACAGTGGTGACTGAGTTTGGTGGAACTAAACTGAATATCACTAATGATACAGCTCCACAGTACTGGACTTCCTTCGATGATAACTACATTGTACTGGATAGTCATGATGGCGACGTAGACACCACTGTACAGTCCTCCAAGACACAATGTTATGGTCAACGCTACCCAACCTTCACCCAGAGTGACTCGTTCGTTCCTGACCTTCCTGTACAGATGTTTAGCTATTTGGTTAACGAAGCTCTCTCTACCTGCTCTATGCGGTTGAAGCAAGCTGCTGATCCAAAAGCAGAACAGCATTCTATCTCCCAACGTCGTCGTATGAGCCAAGCTGCTTGGAAGACTGCCAACGGAATTACCTACCCCAATATGGGACGAAGAGGAAAGAAATAATCATGGCTAAGAAACAGAAAATGCATAAGATGCCTAATGGTAAAATGATGTCTGATGCAGAAATGAAAAAGATGGAAATGAAAAAGAAGATGCCTATGAAGAAGAGGGGATACAAATAATGAAGACCTACGAAACAGCTGGTGGTAAGATAATCCAGCTAAAATACAAAGAAGGCTCCGCCCTTATCAAGGTAGAGTTTGCTACGGGTGGTGAGCTTCCTGCTGATCTGTCCAGTTTGTTCACAGATGAAGCAGCTGCTGATACGGCAGTTCTTAAGTACCTTGATAGGACGAGTAAGAAGAAATCTGAGAAGGAGTAGTCATGGCTAAGGTCACGTCAGAAAAGAAGTATTCCACATTTGTAAAGGGCCTGATTACAGAAGCCAATGCCCTTACGTTCCCGGAGAATGCCTCTCTGGATGAGGATAACTTTGACCTTAAAATCAATGGCTCTCGTGTGCGTCGTCTTGGTATTGATTACGAAGAGGACTATGTTTTAACAGAAACAGGGATTCTGGCTGAGACCCTTACAGGGACACGGAAATCTTTCCATCGTTGGGACTTCCCCGGTGGTGCTGCTGATGTGGTTATTGGGGTTGTACGAGTACATAGTAAACTATGGTTTGTGAATCTGCTTGATCCCTCCCCATCAACGGCACTCCTGAATGGGGGTGCTGCTATTACGATCCCTGATCTAGCAAATGCAGAGGTAGAAACAGCGGTTATCAACAATAAGTTGATCCTAGTCTCTTCTGATCTACTGTACCCAACTCTTCTGGAGTATGATAGTATAACACAACTGGTCACCTCCTCTTCCTTCCCTATTCAGGTAAGAGACATCTGGGGGGTATACGATGCCCTTAGTATTGGGGAAAGACCTGCCACTCTAACAGAGTTGCATGAATACAACCTAATAAATCAGGGGTGGTCAGACACAATATCTTCTAGCTGTGCTGCTGGTTTAGTAACTACAGAAATAGCCAACCGTGTATGGAAAGAATTGAACCCCGGTTGGGGAGTTCCAGTTACTAGAACAGCCCCTATCACATTACCAGTAACTCTCTCCTGTACTGCAACTACATTGGGTGTATATCCGAGTAATGCAGACATATGGACTCTGGGTAAAGTAGGTGACTCTACGAGTGCTGACTTTGAGAAGTATGATCCAGATGCTTTAGTTAGAAACTCTATTGATAACACAGAAGCCTCCAAGGGCTCTATTATTATTGATGCTTTTGATAGAGGGGGTTCTCGATATATTGCAACGGGACTACCAGTTCCGGGCGACCAAGAGACAGGACGCCCTTCTTGTGTAGCTGCCTATGCTGGTAGAGTATGGTATTCCGGTATTTCTTCCAATACATTGTATGGAGACTCCCGTTCCCCTAACTACTCGGGGTATCTATTCTTCTCCCAAATTGTGACTGCTCGGGGCAAACTAGGTCTCTGCTTTCAAGATGCTGACCCAACCTCTCCTAATATCTCTGACATAATTGATACTGATGGAGGCACGATTCAGTTGCCTGAGGTGTCTAAGGTATATAAGATGCTGTCCGTGAAAGACTCTCTATTGGTATTTGCTGACAATGGTATCTGGGAAATCTATGGTGATACTGGGGGCTTTAAAGCCACTAACTATCAAACAGCACAAGTGTCTTCGGTTGGTATTACAAACCCAAAAGCAGTTGTTATTGCTGGGGATGTTGTTATCTACTGGGCAAAAGCAGGTATCTTTGCGCTGTCTCCAAACCAGACAACGGGCAGATACACCGGAGAAAGTATATCTCTCTCTACTGTCCAGTCTTACTACAACAGTATTCCTGCTGTGGCTAAGGATAATGCCCGTGGTTTCTACGATGCTAGTGAGAACCATATTCGCTGGCTCTACAATGATACTGTTGGGTATTCTAACACTACCAACGTGAACCATTACAATAGGCAGCTTAACTTAGACTTGGCTTTACAGGCCTTCTACAAGTACTCTATCTCTCCTTTGACTAACAGTTCTCCTCAAGTGAGTGACTGGATTGTTATCCCAGCACATGCTACAGTTAGGGTAGATACTGATGTGGTAGTAGGTGCGGACTTAGTTCTGGCTGGTACAGATGGACAGGTTGTGGTTGGAATAGATCAGAGCATAGTAAGAGAGGAACAATACAGCTTCCTTACTTTTGTTGGTACTGCTTGGACTGTCTCTAAGTATAAGAATACTAGCTTCATGGATTGGAAAACAGCAGATGGTATTGGGGCTGACTACTCTAGTTATCTGGTCACTGGTTATGATACCTTTGGTGAGATTATGAGGAGTAAGCAGACACCCTACATATTTTTCTATCTCAACAGGACAGAAGACGGCTTCACTGCTGATGGGTCAGGTAATCTGATTCCTACAAACCCCTCTTCCTGTAATGTGCAGGCACAGTGGAACTGGGCCAATAGTGCTGTTGGTGGTAAGTGGGGTAATCCATTCCAAGCCTATAAGTACACCCGAAGCTACACTCCGTCTGGAGTTGGAGATACTTACGATACTGGGGATTCTATCCTAGTTACTAAGAATAAGTTGCGTGGTTCTGGTAAGGCCCTGTCTCTTAAAATCTACTCTGACACAGGGAAAGATATGCAACTACTAGGCTGGTCTGTTACTATTAATGGAGGAGGTACTCCGTAATGCGTTTTATAATTGGTGGACTACCAAGGTCAGGTACGACTTGGTTGTCTGCCTTCCTCTCTACTGATGATTGCTTATGTCTACATGACCCCTCAGTTGACCAGTCTCTTGAAGAATTGGCTAGTTGGACTGGGGGTATTTGTGATACAGGTATTTGGTACTATACGGACTGGTGTAGAAGTAACACAGACAAGTTCATCCTAATAGATAAGGATGTACAAGAGATTAACAAGAGTTTAGGTAATAGGGGTCTCCCTGAGATTCCTCCTACCCTAATAGCTACATTCCACGGGATAGAGGCAAAGAGGTTTTACTTTGAGTTACTATTTACCGAGGAAGGCATGAGAGAACTCTGGGAATTCATTTACCCGGAGAAAGAGTTTAGCCTTGATAGATTTAATCTATTCAAGGGGATGCATATATCCCCGTTGTACATGGAGAAAATAAATGAAACAGTTTAAAGGACGGAGTAAGCAGAGAGGGTTCTTGGGTATTGCTTCTCTTGTAATCGGGGCATTTAGTGCAGTCTCTTCCTACTCTGCCCAGAGCAAAGCAGCAGATGCCCAGCAACAACAAGCACAAGCTCAACAAGAAGCTAATGCTGCACAGGAGCGTTCTGCTAAAGTACAACAACAAAGAGACCGGTTGAGGCAGGTTCGTGAGGCTCGTATTGCACGAGCACGAGTAATCTCTCAGGCAAGTCAATCTGGACTAGGTGCTGGTACTTCCGGTTTGGTTGGTGGTACAGGTTCTATCTCTTCTCAGTTGGGGTCAAATATTGGGGCTATTAATGTAGCCCAGACATTCGCTGACGAAGCTTCCGCTGCTAACCAGAAGGCTGCTAACTTTGGATCACAGGCTAATCGACTCTCTGCTGAGGCAGGTGGTTGGCAAGCTCTCTCTGGACTAGCCTTTGGTGCTAGTAATCAGTTTGGTGGTTGGCAGAAGCTTCTTGGTACACCAGTACAACCAGCAGTTAAAAAGTAAAGGTACAAAATGGCTATTGACATCAATGATGTTCCTGTTCTAACCACCCAGTCTCCTGTAAAGGAGTCTGAGATTACCTACGCCGCTAATCTGGCTGAGGGTGATCCTATGGCTAACTGGGAACAAGCCAAACAAGAAATAGCAATCACTGGGGACTCTGCTCTTGTCCGTAATGAAAAGGCAAAGTGGGAAGAGGAGCAACGTGCCTCTAATAAAACTACTGTGGAGGAACTTATCTCTGATCCTACTATCCCCCTTGAACAGCGGAGGGAGATTATGTCTGCCTATGTACAAGAGGCAATTCCAATGCGAGACCTCCGTGCTAAGTTTCAGGCAGAAGCCGGTATCCGTGATGTATCTGTTACAGAAGAAGATCGCCAAGCTCAAACAGAGTCTGTAGATACTATAGCTGAGCGAGACATGTCTAGG